GCCACCAGTGATTGTTGCTTTTTTACTAACTTTTAGATTACCGCCAACTTCTGCGCCACCAGTGATTGTTGCTTTTTCAAACGTCACATATCCGCCATTATTACACTCAAAGTAGTTCACATACAGTTTTTCAAAGTTTGCCTCAAAGATGGGATCGCCATTATCGTTGAGGCTGGAAAAGAATATTCCTCTTTCGTCCACGACAATTACAATTTCATCCTCATCCAATAAGTTTGTTTTTCCCTCAATAGGATGAATTGACGCTCCATCGAAAAGGAGTCCTGTATATGACTGAGATGTTGTGGTATCGGGGTTTAGCGGTTCGTTATATACAACAAGACCATTGTAATTCAATGTCGCTTTGATTCTGCCGTAAGTATCGTAAATATGCAGAACACCATTTCCATTGTTCTTACCGCCCAGTTTCAGCAGACCGCCCATTGCGGCACTGAACGAAATGTACAGTTCCCCGTCTGCTCCCTTGTAGATGCCTTTCCATTCTCCGTCATTGGTCAGAAGTTTTAGGATGTCTTCCTGCGTCAGGGCAGTGACTTCCGTGATAACATCAAGTTTGACTGTACCAATCAGATTCGTTGTTCCGCCCGGTGAGTACAGGCTACAGCGTACTCCTGTGATATCTTTTGAATCAACACCAATTAGTGAACCGTCGCTGTCAGTAACCAATGCTCCGTCAGAATCCGCAAAGATGTAATCTGTATAGTAGTTGACGCTGGTCTCGTCCGATGCACTTGTGTAGACGGTTTTCCACGTTTTCCCGTCGGATGTTTCCTCAATCACGAATCTTCCGACATAAGCGGTTCTGCCTGTGTCGTCACCGTCGCGGTAGTACGAACTGAATGTTACAACATTCGGGGTTATGCTGTCTCCGCTTTCCCTTTTCAGGATTGTAGCCGACGAATCCAGCATGTAACTTCTGCCCGGAACACCATCTGCACCCTTAATAAGCGTCCAACTGTATTTCGTTGGATCGGTAGAATCTGCTTTTTCGTAATCGGTATACTGTCCGATGTAGAGCTTGCCTACGCTATCGTCTACGGAAAATCCAGTCTTTCCATCTGACGAGTCTGCATAAGCAATATGGAAGTATGGTGTCTTTCCATCATCCCCCGGTGCTCCCGGTGTTCCCTCGTCACCTTTGGCACCCTTGATAAGTGACCATGCATATTTAGTTGGGTCAGTACTGTCGATTTCCTCAAAGTCCACGTACATTCCGATGTATTCTCTATTCGGATTGTCCACGGAGAAATCTGTTTTACCGTCTGCGCTGTTCGCATAAGCAAGATGGGTGTACTGCGTTTTTCCGTCTTCGCCCTTCGGTCCCTGAATGCCCTGTGCTCCATCTTTTCCGTCATATCCGTCAACGCCACGAAATCTTGACCACACATAATCTGCCGGGTTGTCACTTTCTGTAGGTGTGTCCTTATTGGTTGCCAATCCAAGATAAGTCGTCTGCGTTACCGTGTAAATCTGTGCTCCGGTGCTGTCCAGAATTGGATTTCCTGCACTGTCCAGAAGCTTTACATAATCTGGAGAATCAGACATATCCGAACCGTCCGGTCTGGTTGCGTATCTCATCCATGTATAAGATGATTTGCCGTCCTCTCCTTTTTCTCCTTGTACACCTTGGTCACCTTTGAACTTCGCCCATGTATAATCAGATGGGTTAGTACTTGGTGTGCCATTGAAATCTGAATAAGTGCCGATGTACTCTGTCTCGCCGTTTGGTGTAGTGGTCATCTGAGCGGATGCAGGATTCTGAACAGGAGAATACCGGATATGCAGATATGTTGTCTTGCCGTCTTTTCCAACACCCTGGATTCCCTGCAGCCCCTGTTTCTGCTTCGCCAACGTAAACCTCTTAGTTACTGACAGATTAATCAGATATGTCGCTTTGATATCCACCCATCCATTGTCCGCGCTTAGCCCTGTGACATTATATGTGTGAGTTGTGTCGCTCCATGCTCCGATCACACTATCGGATTTCGTAATCGTAAAACTGCAATCATCGGTGATATCCTGCGTTCCGTACATTACAGTTGCTCTTGTTGCTACCGTCGGGAAGTTTGGAATATTGCCATCCGCATCTGATGTGATCGTCTGCATGTCATTTGACAACTGCAAGGTCATGTTTCGGGCAAGAGCGGCGGCTTTTTCTGCATTCGCAGCACTTTCTTTTGCTTCTGATGCATCCTGTAGAGCTTTTGTGATGTCGGTGTCTTTGACCATCTGCCAACCGTATCCGCTACCATCATTTCTGAAGCGATATCCCTGATTTTTAGAATCATAGTACACATCACCGACATGTTTGCTTCTTTCATCATCCGTCAGCCAGTTTTTAGCCGGATAATTATCAAGCGTAGGTGCGTCAGTACCAGTCCAGGTTTCAATGTTTCCGTCAATCTGTCCTTGCATATTATCAAGAGTCTTATCAAGAGCAGAGCTGCCAATCTGAATGTAACTTGCATCTATTCTGACGGAGCCGCTATCCATGTCAGCCATGAATATAACTTTTCCGTTTTTGTCTTTTACTACAAGTGTGCCAGCATTGATATATGTAGCATTTATACCCTCTGCGTAAAGCAATCTGGTTATCAATTCTCCAGTTACTGCAAAGCCATAAGGATAAGTTTTTCCACCATCAATCGACACTGCAAAAGCTTCTGCTGTCAGTTTCCAGATTATATCGGATTCATTCAGAGTTGGCTTGTTGTGCATATAATAGATAATGCTTCCATCGTCCTGCGCCTCTTCTGTCATATACAGTCCACCAGAAGATGCAAGAATACCAGCCAATCTTTCAACTGCTTTTTCACGTTCGGTCTTTTCAATTTTAACAAGACGTCTTGCCTCAACTATGGCTTTTGTTCCATCAGAAACAAACTGACTCATTCCTCTAATCGGATCATCTGCCTGAGCTTTGACAGTTGTTTTTCCATTTATGGTATATGACACGTCAGTCAGTGGCGTGAGGTATTTATTCATATTCCGATCATAGGTAGCTGCCATGTCCCCAAATTCTAACAGTGGATTAAATACCATATCTCCTTGAAAATTCCGAAATTTTGCTCCGATAATCGAATCGCCTATCTGCGCTGCCACTGCAGCAAGATCAGCTTCCCCGACAAGATTATTTTCCAAATCAAGGACGTATCCTGATTTTCCATACAGTTCGGAGTTGTCACCATTTTTTACTCTGATTCCTGTAATTACAATGTCATCACTGGACACTGTTGGCATATCAATGTAATCTTTAAGTTCAATAGGATTAGCTAAAAAATTCCATTTGACGAACTGCAAGTATCCTCTGCTATCCAGACGAGCATTCGCTGTCTCAAGCATTGCAGCCCATCCGAACAGCTGACGAAATGTCATATTGTCCGGAATCTCATTGACAATCAGATTTCCATGTGCCATTGAAGAGAATCCCATCGGAATATCTAATGTCTCACATGCATCTCTGATAAGGCTAATTACAGTCTGCGGAAGCACCAGATTTGATGTATACGCTGCATTTGTCTTATACATATCATCCAGAGCCGTAAAGTTGAGAATTTCGCCGTACTGTTCCGGTGTTGTGATCGTATAAACACCTTTGTCGATAGTTTCCACTCTGTCCTCTGTAGCTGCCTTTGTTGCAAGAATCGGATTGCCACTATAGTCAAGAATAGGTTCATAATTTTCATCCAGTAGTTCATCTGTTACCACCGGAGCAGCCACCTGAGTCTGCATTTTCAGATATGCATGTACTTTTGCCATATAGAAGTTATAGTTTTTCCATTGGTCGGAAGTGTTGTCCAATTCAAGTGTCATAGACTTGCAGACAACACAACCAATCGGAAAACTGCTGCTTTCTGCACAGTCAGAGAATGAGTTATTTCCACTCATGATTTCATCTTTTACTGTTTTCGTAGTTCCGTCAGGAAAGGTGATTTCCACTTCCTGCCAGACTTTTTCTCCGTCCTGTAGTTTCTGTTTAAATGCATCTGATACATTAATCAAGTGGATTCACCCCCTGCATGTTAAAAGATAATTTCGATACAATTTTCATGTCTGGTGAAACTTCACCAATAGTCAGACTTGCTTTGCCAACATAGAACGGGTCTGTTCGCCATGCCATGTGGTACAGTGACCAATGATACAAATTGAAGTTTTTTCCCTTTGCAATAATTTTAAGAATTTTGTTTGCTTCTTTGACTGGAACGTTTGATGCTTCATAGCTGTACTGCTCAACTGTAAATAGTGGAGTTAGCAATGCTTTTCCGAACTGTGTCCGGTTACTGTCTTCTGAATAAGTTGTCTCAAGGTTATAGCCCATATCTTTATCTGGTTGGTAGATGGAAGCTCCGTTCATCTTGTATCGTTCTGTTATGCTTTTTGGGATAGTTGCCATTCTTCCACCTCCTATGCCAGTTCAAACGGATTTCTGCCGCTTGTATTCTGCCTTAATTTTGCTTCTTCAATAATTTCATCAAACACTGTCCTGCGATTGATTTGAGCGGTAAATCTGACGTTTCCACCGCTATTCTGCTGTCCGCCAGTTTCTTCTCTTACAATCTTTCTGAGCAATGCTTCCGGTGTCTCGATGTTGTTGCCCTGCTTCTGATCTCCGAGAACTGCAAGGAATTCACTTCTTGGTGGAATGACTGCACCTTTTGCAAGATATGGAACAGTAGGCACTCTTGGAAAGCTTGCACTGAATCCAATAGTCTTTGAACCAAATGGCGTAGGTATTTCCCATGGACCGAAAGAGAATGCAGATTCGATACCGCCGATCGCACTGTTGACAGTTCCGATTGCACCGTTGACGATGCCGATGACTTTGTTCAATATATTGCGAATGGTGTCTTTAATGTTTCCAAAAATCTCAACAACTCTGTTTTTCGCAGATGTAAATTTTTCTACAATTCCATCTCGAATTTTCCCAACCAAATTTCCTATTGACGACCAAATAGCTGTCCATTTTTCATGTGCGCTGGACTTTATATTGTCCCAAATTGTCACAATTTTTGACGCAAGATTTTTGAGTTTAGAACCGATATCATTGACAAATGTTATTGTTTTTTCTTTAATCCAGTTCCATACTGCGCCTGCTGTTTCTTTGATTTTGTCCCAGTTTTTGTACAGCAATACGCCGATTGCAATGCATGCACCAACAGCGATGGCGAATACTCCACCAGTTCCGATAGCTGTTGCAATAGCTTTAACACCGCCAAGGATTCCGCCAGAACCAGTCATTAGTGCTATGAGACCTTTTGCAAAATCCATAACGGTTGTGATGCTTCCGCCGATACTCTTAGCCAAACCTGCAATCTTGACCGCCGCAAACGCCCCTATCAGAGCCGCGCCGAACGCTTCAATGATTGATTGGTGTTCCACAAAAAAACCTGCCAAATCTGATACCAGATTAATAACTGTTGGAATGCCTGTTTCAATCAGCCACTTGAGCATCGGGAGAACAATATTGTTGTAAATCCATTCCAGTACAGTTCCAATAGATTGCAGAATTGGTGCAAACGTAGATGTCAGATTACTGATTGATTCTAAGAGTGGATAAAAGTCCAGATTCGCCGCCCATGTTGCTGTGTCTTCTGCAATCTTCTCGACAAACTGCATAACCACCACAAGGGCATCCGCAATATTCTGGATAATCTGCGTTCCGACACTGTTTTTATTCCATGCATCCGCAAATCCCGAAGCAATGTTTCCAATGGTCTTGAGTACGTTCTGAGCAATCCGAAGCATAGTTTCCAACATTGTCGTGCCCGTTCCGTTTGTCCAGACTTCCACAAGGGATTTGCCTACACTCTTAGCAAGCTTAGACAGCCCAGACAGGGCAATCTGTGCCGCATTGATAGTATTCTTACCCTCTTTTTTCCAAGCATCCTGAAAAGGCTTCCAGAGCTTTTTGAGCAGGTCTGCGAGCTTTTTGGCAGAATCACTAATTTTGTCCAATGCTGTCTCGCCCTCTGCCAGACTTCCATAGTCGACATTGCCAACCGGATTTGAAAGTCCGTTACCGCTCCCGCCGCCACTTCCACCGGACGTTGACGGTGTGGAAGACGAACCATCAGATGTAGACGTTGCCTTATGCACCTCGTCCAATGATGACAGGTAACTTTTTGTTGCTTTATTCGCTTTTTTTGTGGCTGTAGCATTATCGTTATTGGCATCTGCCAGTTTTTGAGCATTATCCGCTGCATCACCGTAGGCATCTGCTGCGTCTGCAACTGCATCTGTTCCAGTTAGCCCTGCACCACTTCCACTTGTCTGACCAGATGATTTTTTTCCGGTAATCAGCTCCGTAAATGATTTGAACGCATTCGCCAGAGTTGCCAACTTACCAAGAAGAATATTGATAACTTTCAGAACAGGAGTGAAAATATTAATCAATCCCTGTCCAACGGTTGCCTTGAGTGACTGTAACTGCAACTGCATAACTCGCACCTGGTTCGCCCAACTGTCAGAAGTACGGACAAAATCACCAGATGCCGCTGACAACTGATCTTGCACGAATTTGAGACGGAGAGCTACTTTCTCCTGCTCCGTCATGGCAGACGTAGTTTTTCCGTAGCCATTTGCCAGTGCGTATTGATCGAGTGCCGATTGGGTCATTACCACGCCGAGGTCTTTCAGCGTCTCAGTCTCGCCAGTAAATACGGATTTCAGCTTGATATAAGCTAAGTCTTGGCTGATATTATAGAATGAAGCCACATCACCAGTAAGTTGTGTAAGAGCTGTTGACATGTCGTAAGCCTGTGCTTCGGAGAATCCAAAAGACTTAGACATTGCTCCAAACGTACCGACATACTGTTTTGCCATTGTTTCCGACAATCCAGCAGTTGTCATGGCGTTCTTGGCGAACTCGTTGACTTTGTCGGACATAGTTGTGAATGTGACATCTACAACGTTCTGCACTTCGGCAAGATCAGAGCCAAGCTCCACGCATTCTTTACTAAATGCAACTATTTTTTTTATTGAAAAAACAGCTGCAATTAAAAAACCAATCCTTTTTACAGCACTGCCAAGCCCATTAAATGACTGTTTAATTGCTGCTACTCCATTTTGGACACCGGTTGTGTCCATTCTGGTATCAATAATGACTGAGCCATCAGCAGCCATGTGTCCACCTCCTAACTATTTGAGGTTAAGCATCTCATTCAGCGCATCCTTGTACGCTTGCTCTTCTTCGCTGAGACGCGTTTTTATATCAATAATGTTCTTATTATCGTGATAGAATTTCTTTTCCCATTTATCCAGACGTTCACCTTTTGCTTTTTTTGAACGAATTCCAACAACAGTGTTGAACAGGCATTCACCAGATTCCATGAAGTAACCAAAGAACGTCCACCAGTGCATATACGGCACTGCCCTAACCTCTTTATGAGCTACCTTATTCACTGCCGGAATAATCATGTCCCCGTCCTGCTCCCAGTCCATTAAACGGGGTTTGGGCTTGTTCGGTTCGTCCTCTTGTCCACAGTCAATAAATTCACAGGCTTTCTGACAGGCTTCTGTTAGACATTCAGGCGGTATGTTCTGCCAATCTTCGTACAGAATCTGCAACATAACTACTGCTTTTGCCTGTTCGTCTAATTCCGGGTCGTTCCATGCAATGAGAATATCAATGACCGCACGAAAATCTGTTCTAATAGAAAAATCCACCCCACTGATGTTTAGTGAGGTGGGAAGCTCATAGGCGGTCATTTTGTGTACTTCTCCGTATACTTATTGACTGCCGCCTGCATTTTCTTTTTTCTCTTTTCAATCTCTGGCTTAATTGCTTCGCTGATTTTGTCCAGAACGATATATGCGAACACCTGACCATTTCCGAATACCGTTGTTGCTGTAATCGGCTCTTTGAACAGGTCTTTTGATGCTTCATATCCAAGCAGGTAGTTGATTTTATCTTCAATCTGCTTATTCAGTTCTGCCATTTCTTTACCGGAAGTGACTTTCTGGATAGAATCTTTAATGTGTTCGAAATATTCTGCCAGTTCCTCTGCACGTGCTGCCACATTAATGTCGGTCGGATTGAGCTTGAAAGAAGAAAAAACTTCATCATCGTTGTTGGTAAATGTAAAAATGAAAATTCCATCATCAATTTTTGTGTTAATTACTTTTGCCATTTAGCATATCCTCCTTATTAAGTAGCAGATTATTCGCCGTCAGCTGTAAATGTTCCGGCAGAAACGTCAAACTTACCTTTTACACGTTCACCAACATAGTTGACTGTAAACGGAATCTGATAACCGGATGTGTCGCCACCGTAGCTTGTCGGAACAACGTAGCATTCCTGCTTGTATGCTTCGTATTTGCCTGTTGCTGCTTCTGTCCAAAGATGTACCTCTACTGCATCAGTCTTGAGGTTATCGTCCTTGTAACGGTTGTCTACAATCTTCTGCAATGCTGTGAACAGTTCGGACGTAGTATCTGCATAGAACGGATCAGCATCAGAGGAAGCTTCATAACCATTGTGCTTGAATGTGGATTCTCCAAGAATATTTTTAGATGTTTCAGTGTCTGGATTGAGTTCAATGTTGTACTCTTCCAGATCTTTTCCAAGACGCTCATATTTTGGCGTCAGTCCATGGTTAAGTGAACCGACATTGATATAATGAGCCATATATTTACGGTCAATTTTTCCTGTAATTGCCATAGAAATGTCCTTTCTGCCTATAACTTTTAAAAGGCCTGTAGGTTAGCGACTATCTCCAAGTGATAGCCGGTTAGTTGCTATAATGTTTCGTAAGTGTTTTCGTAGCGTACCGTAAGAGGTAACAACCAGTCCTGTACGCCACTCTCCTGCGGCTCTAATCCGTAGGAATTATCACGGGTAATACGTTTTATCACTCGTCCCTGTGAAAGTTCAGGAAACGCCTGTAAACGTTGCTCAGAGCCATCTATAACGACTGATTCTCTACATATCCATTTGCCGAGATTATCGAGGAATTTCTGAACAGAAAGTTTCTGTCGTTCCTTTTCGGAAGCTGTTCGATACACTACATAAAGAGGATACTGACAAACCTGATGCATTACTCCACAAACATCTTCTTTTTCTGAATAGACCAGAGCACCGTTGTCTGAAGAGAACGCAATGCCGGATTCCTTTCCAAGTTCCTCGAATTTGATTGTTTCATTTTCATGCAGCCCCGGATACTGATTAAGAAGTACTTTCATAGCATCTGCCAAAATATCTTTTCCGTCTGCATCTTTTTTAGTTGATTTTGGCAATCTATCTATTACCACGTCTGCCACCTCCTGCCTGTGCTTTTACTTTACGTATCCATTTACTTCCGTCTACTCGTTTTGCCGCATCGAACCATTCTGGTGTAACATGAGTATGACTACCTGAATATTCAAGATTTTCTTTTGCATTCGTCTTTCCAGAATACTGACTAACAAGAACTTTTTCTGCTCCGTATCTCGCCCATGTGCTACCTGTTGCGGGGTCAACCATGTTCTTTCCAAAATAGAGGAAACGCCCATACGGTCTTACGGCGGCACATACAAAGCCCGTGCCCATCATGGCCGCGCTTTCTTTTCTGGTTAATTGAATAAAATTACCATTGACATGTGGCATAAACGGAACCATGCTGTCCATAACCATTCCATCAAGAAGATTCTGGGCTTCCTGATACTGCCTTGAGAACCTGTCCATATTCAGCTTTATTTTCATATCTCCATTAACTACGGAGAATCCTTTGAAATGCTTAACCTTACTCATATTACTTACCAAGAATCTCAAAATGCGGTATCAGCGTATACGGACCGCCAACACTGGTGATTTTGAAAACGTTATCCCTGTTCTGATTCATGTACTGATAGAATCCATTTCGGTAATCACTTTCGTTTACCGTTCCGCCAGTCCACTCACCCTCCCAGAAAAACGATTCTTCGGAGAATGTAATAGTGTCCTCCAGAGCGTTGTTAATCTGCCTTTTCCACTCCTTCGGCGGCACATAGGGGAGAATCTTACCGTTCTTATCAGTAATGGTTATATCGGCGTTCTGTGCGTCATAGCGGATATGCAACTGTGCGTTGTCGGTTGCTTCTGCGCCGTACTTTTTAAGGATTGCTCCTTTGTCGGTATTTAAATCGACATTGGATAGCACATGAGGATACCAGTACGCGTCACCAATCGTTGGACTCTCATAATAGTTGAAAATCGTCAATGTTTTGTCGCGCATGATACCCTCCTATCCGTCACATATTGCTTTTGAAAATCTATCAGAAAATGATTTTATTCGAACAATGTTGCCCTTGCATTTTTCCGGTACTTTTCCGTAAAAGATAATGCTTTCTGGGTGTAACCGCTCAATCATAGCGTTGTAGCCAGAAAGAAACAGCTCTTTCTTTTTCTTGCCATTCATACAGCCAACGGAAGATACCGCCACTGTACCGCCCTCCGGTTCACCATCAAAGCACCATTCGTAAGAATCCGGTGTACTCCATGATATTGTTGGAATCACCCTGCAACCATACTCTTGCAGATATGCACCTATCCAGTGTTTGCGATAGTGGTTGTAAATCTGTATAATTTTGGGAAAGTCGGTGTAGGTGCTGAAATCCGGTGTCAGAATGTACCGGAATCTGCTCAGCTTATCCACGTATCTGTCTGGATTTCTCCATAGTGCGTCAAATTGGTAATCATCCAAAAAGAAATGAACCGCTTTGTCCTTTGGATTGCTGCACTTTCCCCTGGCATAATTAAAGCCGACAAATTCGCATTTGCCCTCAAATTTTTCCGGTTCTATCTGCGGTATGCCGTATTCACCAACGCCGGGAAAGATACGGCGGTTTAGATTTTCATAGGCTATGCTTGTTTCTTTATTTGCCATAGACTACTTCTTCCTTTTCATAGCCCTAGTCATAATTCGATTTCTTCTTGCAGTTTTTCTGTAAGCTGAATTATCTTTTAGCCCTACTCCAAGTTCATAATCCGGTCGATTTACATGTTCCTTTTCTCTGGCTTTTTCTGTCTTATTCCATCCAGAAACGCTCATTTTCTTTACAGTAGCACCATTTGATTCTACTCGTCTTCGAAACTCAGAAGCGGACATGTTCAAAGGAGATTCTTCAATATTGCCGCCGATTCCACGTTGAATAAAATTCTGATTTCCTTTTCTTGTAAATTTATATTCTGTGGTCTCTCCGTCTTTAGTAACGGAAAACGCTGTTTCTTTCGAACCGCCACCAATGTCACTGCTTCCACCGCGACCGCCCATAATATCACTCTTTCTGCATAGTCTGTTTAATAACCTGGTTCACACCGGTAGCCGACAATCCGTTAAACATGCCGACCGCAACCGCCGTAATGTAATCCGTTGCCGGGAAGTCCGGGATAACTCCCATTCCGACAGCACCGAGAGCACCGCCGACAACTGCCATGATTACCGGAATCCACTCATCAGAAATTTTCTTTGATGCCTTACAGCCCATTCCTACGATGTAGCAAATCATAACGATTGCCACGCATGAGCCTAATGTTGAAATGTCCATCTTTAGTCCTCCGTATAATCTTCGATAATGGTTTCAATGCCATACTCAATAGCGCAAGTGTTCTCAATCTTGCACCCTCTGGCTTCGTCCCATCCTTTAGCAAAATACGCCACGTCAGCTTCTGCCAGAAGTTTGAGAGATTCACCCAGATACCAGAGCGGTTTTGCATCCACTGGTGCTGACTGGAAGAAAGAATCAATTACTTCTACAGGCTCACCAACCTGTTTCTCTGCGCTCTTGATTGCTTTTTCTCTTACTGCAAGAATTTCCTCGTCTGTCTTGCCCCTCATGGGCTGAGAAATAAATAACTTTTTCATTATTTATCCTTTCCGGTTGGGACTACGTTTCCACAACCCATGCAATACTTTTTACCGTTTTCATGCTTTACGCACATACAGTTGTTTACTTCGCAACATTTCTTATCATTTACTTCAACGTAATCTTTCATAATTACACTCCTGCATGCAATACTGGTATCCCTTCATCCGTCCTCACTCCCATCAGAAGCGGTAAAGCTGTCTTTAAGAGTAAGTCGTTCGTTTTCTGCACATCTCCGGCGGCGGCATACACCGCACTCCATTCTTTTGCACTCGCCCCAATCTGCTGAGGTGTGGCATAGGAGATGGATTCGCTGCCGGAACTTACAGAGGTTACAACGCCTGTCGATTTGCCACCGACACCAATGTCGGTCGCACTTGCAGACGCTTGACTAATTGCATTCTTTTCAGCAAGCTCAATCTGATACATTAACTCAGCCAATGAACAGACCGCCTTTTTTATACGCTTCTGTGAGCGTTCATTCTCCGGCAGTCCGTCCACCAACCTGTCAAATGTCATATTGTTCACAAATTCGCTGGCTCTCTCTGCCAGTCGTGGAAAGTCGGCTTCTGGCACGACATTGCCGAATGATTCTGTATAGAATTTATAATCTGCATAAGCCATGCCAGTTACCTCCTACGATCAAGAATGTGCTGTCACATCCGCACTTCCGGCGTTCAGCGCTTTGTATGTGCTGTCACATTCAGCCACGGTGATTTTCTGTCCGGTCGCTGCTGTGATGTCAGATTTGCCATCCCATGTAGACCAGTTTCTCAGATTCTGTCCATAGGTCACTGTTGGTGTTGTGGAAGCTGCGACTTTGTATTTATATACATTGTTTGCATTCTCTTTTTCAGGGGTTACGGTAATTTTTGTGTTGCCGCTTCCTGTCCCTGCCGCAGACTGTACTGTCAGAGTGCCAAGTGTCGGTGTCTCGTCAATAGTAATGACTGCAATAGCATCGATGTACTCTGCAAAAAGGGTAAGTCCCATGATTGCAAATGCTTCGGATACGGCAGTTGTGTAGTTACCCTGAGTATGGAATCCAATCAGGTTTGTCTCACCAGATACGGTATATACCAGACCTGCTCTTGCGAAGTCAGATTCGTTCGGGTCTACATAGTAGAGAACGATATTCTCAACAGGGGTTGCAATAACCTGTCCACGTGGGATTTCGCTGTCAGATAACAGGAAAATGGTATTGAATCCCATAAAATCTTTCATATACTGAAATCCGAACTGATTCTGGATAGTGATATCAGCGGCTCCGATATACTCATATACGTCCAGAATATTCACAAATCCGACAACGCCAGTCACATTTCTGTGCATCTGTTTGAATTTGTTCTCTACACGGCCTTTCGCCATTGCCAGAGCCATCTGGAATGTAGTTTCTGTGGATGTGAGTGTACCGGTTTTCAGATAATCATAAAATCTTCCGGTAACATCAGTCTGAAGCTGGAAAAGGAACTCATCATCAGTCATCTGAACGGCGTTCTCATAACCGTGATCCTTAATTGCTTCGATAGATACAGCCTTTGCGTACTTCTCGATAGTCATTTCCGCATAGTTCTTTTCTTTTACAACGAATTTGCTGTAAGGAATTTCCTCACCCTCAGCAACTTTTCCACTCTGTAATGTGCCCTCTGCATATTTAGACTTGAGAACTGCACCCGGCTGTTTTTTGATAGGTCTCATGATACCCAGAATGTCGCGTAAGTGCTGCCAGTTTCTCTCAAATCTGGTAACGAAATCAATCTCACGTGCTGTTACCTGAATATCAGTAGTAGTGATAAGATTAGCTTTTGCTGCCATATAAAAAAATCCTTTCTACCCATAACTATCAAGGTATTGGGTCAGCGGCTATACTCTGATGTATAGTCGGTGTAAAAAATCACTGGAATAACTGGATGTTCTGCGCAATCGCCGCCTGTCTTTCGGACGGGTCTTTGATTGCTTCAATATCTTTTCTTGTCATGCTTCCCGGCGTCTGCTGCTGTCCAACACGCGCTGTTGCGAATCTCGCTTGCTGTTGCTGTGCCTGCTGCTGGCCTTCGTCCACAAATGTATCAGGTTCAGCCTGTTTCATCTGTTCAAGCAGATCATTAAGCCCAAGAATCTTTCCATCCTTAAGCTTAAGGCCAGCTGACTTGATATCAGCAGTAACAGATCTTTTAGCCGCCGGAGACGAAAATTTAACGCTTTCCAACGCAGTTTTAAGAGCATCATCAAAATCTCTCTCATAGATTTTTGCGTTGTACTCTTTTTCTGCATCTTCGGCCTTTTTCTTCCATCCAGCAAGTTCTGTCTGGATGTTCGCCGGGTCGATACCGTCAAAGCCTTTTAAAGTCTCTTCGGCTGTCTCAGCACGTTCTTTCCAGTTGTCACGTTCTCCCTCGACTTTTGACAGGGTTTTTGCTACCTCTTTCGCATTCTTGTAATGCTCAGAAAGTGCTTTCTTTACATCTGCCTGCTTGTCTTCCGGGATCTCAATTCCAAATGATTTCAATGTGTCAATAAGTTTCTGCATATACATCCTCCTGGTCGTGTTTATTGACCTGCCGCCGCAGGTAAATGGATTAAGCCAGTTAGACCACTGGCAAGGTAATGGGAAAGATAGGAATTGAACCTATAATGTTTACCACAAGGGAACGGATTTACAGTCCGCCGCAACACCGCCAATCGTTGCCGCTTTCCCAGAACCCGGATTCCCGGGTTAGCAAGGTGTTTAACGTGTCATGCCTGCCACGAGTTGTTTCGAACGTCTGTCATCCCTTATACAAGAAAGGTGATTGCCGTCTATGCGAGCGAGCAAATCATATAGACAGCAATAACACGTGCCGGAAATTGCATCCGCTTTTCAACCTCATGCTTCTTATGTGACAATCCGGTCACTGCATTTTCTATTAAGGGCACGCATCGAAGAAAGGAGGAATCAATAAAAAAAAGTATATGTCAAGCATTTCTGCTTACGAATCTTCCTCATGTTTTTATTTTACCACATACATCTCAAAAATTTGTGGTACATGTTTGAACAAATCAGAGCATATCACGAAGCTTTTCAACATATCTTTTGACAAGATCGCGTTCTTCTCTGCATTCGGCATCCTTGGACATATCGCTCATTTCTGTTGTGAGTTCGTCCAGATGTTCTTCCAGAGCCGCAAGCATCTTCCTTTTACAATCCTCAGACTTACCGGAGCGATAACTCTGTTTCTGCGTCATGTAATCGCTGTAAGCATCTCTTCCATCAGAGCGGCTGTAATGTCCTCTGACGTAATGCTCACCGCGTCTTGCATAAGAACTGCCTCTGTCATAATCCGGCATCATTCTGCCATCATTTGAGCTGTATCTTCCCATACTGTCGCGCTTCCGTCCACGTTCGCTGTAATCGTCAGTATAGCCGCCACGCATCTCGTCAAGAACAGTGTTATAATACTCTGCTTTTGTGTTCCAGTACTCGGTGTTTTTGATGTCCTTGTACATATCAATGAGCTTATATGTCATTTCAAGATTTCCCGTAGTCAGTCCGCTGTCTGCGATCTTGGAAAGTTCGTCCTCAATCCTTGCGCATAAATCTTTAATATCTCTCATAACTTCGCACCTCCTACGCTTCTCTCGTTATAACAATATTTGCATTTGCAACGGAAATAGCCTGGTCGCTGGTGTTTTCTACCGCAATATTAACACAACATCCACGCAGTACATCCACATAGATTCCGGCAGACACATTATTGTACTGGTCTACCGCCGCCGGGGTAGAAATCATCTGAGAAGAAAGAACAGGTTCGCCAGAGATTGCCAGAGAAAGGGAAATAGCCCCCGCTGTGCCACCTGTCGGAACCGCAATATTTCCAGAAAAGTCAACAAAGAATCTTGCTTTGCACTGGTTTGTTAATCCTCTTAGTGTAATAATTCCGCTTCCCTCTCTGTGCTGAATACAGTTAGAGCCTTTAACTGCTGTATTCGTAAAAATTACATTACCATTTGCTGCTACTTCCTGAGCTGCAACATTTACATATTCTGCCATGTTTGTTCTCCTTTCATATCACAAAAGGACAGGTCTCAGCCTGCCCCTCTGTGTAATACGGCATAAGCCGACATTCGAATCAATCGAAAGATACTCTCGATATGAAGTTATCAGCAATTACATCCTGTATTGCATCCGCATCCGTAATATGTGTTCGGGTTAGGAACCTGATATGACGGGATTGGTGCAGGATTGATTGCATTAATGAGCTGCTGAGTCTGTGCAGACATTGCAGTCGTAAGTAATGCACTCTGGCGATCCTGGGATGCAGCACGTCTGAGGTCATTGTTTTCAGCCTGGAGGGAAGAAATCTTCTCGTTGCACAGGTAGTCCAGAATAGCTCTTGTTCCGGCGTTCTGGCTGTCAATAATGTCTCTTGTGTTGCTGTTCATGGTGTTCTGCAATGCACAGGTGTTCTGCGCCATGTTGTAATTTACACCCTGGATTGCTTCCCGGGTTTCGCAGCAACAATTTGCAAGCTGCGCCTGGAGCGCATTTGTGTTCTGCATATTAGCCACTGTGTCAGCATTGATAGCCTGCTGGATTCCAAAACCAGTCTGCATGATGTTTGTGTTAATGCCGTTGAATCCGGTAAGCATGCCGTTGTTCATGGCATAGAATCCATCACAAAGACCGTTTGTGATTCCGTCAAGCTTGCTTACTACTGCCTGATTATCAAAACCTCGCTGAATATCTGCCTGTGTAGCTGCTGTCGCAGTGTATCCACCACCGTTGCCATTATTGCCCCAGCCGTTGTTTCCCCATCCGCAAAATACGAATAAAAATAACACGATGAGCCACCAGGCACCATCTCCACCAAACATGCCGTCATTATTCCTGCCATTACCAGTAGCAGCGGCAATATCAGCTAAACTATAATTTCCATCCATAGTTATATACTCCTTTTTGTGTATTTACATCAATCTGGCCAGATTGTAATGTACTATTTCATTCCTTTCAGCATGTGCTGGAACTGTCCCGCCATCTGCTGAACCTGATTAAGCTGTTGCTGAGAAATCCGTCCAGACTGTAGCATTTTCTGCACCTCTGCTTTTGGATCTCCCTTAAAATTCTGTTTAAACTGCATAAACTGCTGTATCATCTGCATTGGTCCGTTACCCTGCGGCATACCACCGCCAAGGGCGTTGAATAATGGATTACTCATCTGCATTTCCTCCCTTGATTGCTGATTCCTGTACGGTATTAGATCGAACAGGCTCAGGAAATGAATTTAAACGTTTTGTGATAGCTTCGCATTGGGCTTTTAAATCGTCATATTCCTGTCGGGTGACATATTTATTGTCTGGTTCTTGAATTGACTGTTTAGGCGGTATCTGCGTGCTTACCTCGTGATATTCAAACGTCCGCAGAGGCTGTGGCATACCGGAAGCGTCTGTTGATTTTATGTAGAACTTTTCACTCTCACTATCCATCAGTAAAACGCTTGTCCCCGGTGCTACCAGATAGGACTTTGCGCCGACCTCACCAGACACCCAGAGAATCCCGTTGCTATTCTGCTGAGGTTGTTGTACTGGTTGAGCCGGCATCTGAACAGGCTGTTGCTGGAACTGGTTCATTTGTCCCGGAACACCAAAGCTATATTGATAAGGATTGTTATATAATGCCATCTTATACACCGTCTTTCTATGACTTAATCAATGACTTTCTATGACTATATCTTTGCATAAAAAAAGAACCGGAAACAGGTCGTTTCTGGCTCTAATTAGTCTCTGAAAAGTATCAGCATACTTTGATTATTTTGTTATTCACGCGGCGGCTCAACCGCTTTGCTGTGGATATGCTCACGTTCATCTGTTCAGCGCAGTATTCAAGTGTGTATTCCTGGCATCGCAGACGGAACAATCTTTCCTCGTCTGGCGTAAAATTACACTCTATCAAGAATCTGTCTATATCTTTCTTTGTAAATACATACAACTTCATAAGCATACCTCGTGATGCGGCAATTAACGTTGATTCTGTGCCATATATTCTGTGAGTTTCTTTTTCGTTTTTTTTAGCTCATCAACATTATTCCCGCTAATCTGACTGTCAAGCATAGTCGCCAAGACTTCCAGTATAAGAGAGTCTCGGTCAGCTATTCTTTTCAAAGTTTCATAATCCTGTCTGTCGTGAGCTTCTAGTACTTCTACTCTTTTATTGAGCTTAAAAGCCGGTGCAATCCACTTGAAGATTACCGCCGCCGCTCCACCTACAATAGAAACACCACCGCAGATGGAAAGAAATACTTGAAAAAATTCTGATATGCTCATTTAGTTACTCCTTTGTCCAGTAGTATACTGGAATCTCGTTACCGCTATCCCATGTGTCGTAATATTTACCATCCCGTGCTGTTACTACATGTCCATCTATGCAGAGAATGTATGTGCCTGTCGGATGGTCTGTGCAGAAATCATTGACTGTATAGATGTATCGTTCTGACTGTTCAATTAGTTTACGCCTGTATCCATGCTTATAGAGATATGAACCCCAGACATAGTTTGCACTCGGCATATCTGACAGAGTGCACGATTGCACCATCAATCCGGTAAATACCGTTTCCCAGTCAAGTCCCGTTGCTTTGCATATTGCCCGAACAGTGCAGTCGCCGACTCGATTCCCGGCAGGATTCGGATTGTAATATTCCCAGCTACTCATTACTCAATCCCCTTTGCTGTTTTATATCTCTTTGCCGCTCCTCTGGCTTTTGCGGCGTTCTGGCGGTTCCATTTCGCAATCATCAGGCGATCTTGTAATTCTCTCAGGTCGTTCTGCTTGCAATAATCCTTATATGCAGCATTTTGCTTCTGAAGAAGAAAAGACTTCCGATCAAGTTGTTGCTGCAATGCGAATTTCGCCTGTTCATTCGGTGCATTGTCAACCGCCGCCTGCATTCCGAGGACTTCACGTTTCGTTTTGCGGATTCTTCGCTCATAAGTACGTTGCTTTTGCTCTTTTTCTTCAACTTCATGATTGTCTTCGTAAAGCAACTGTTTGTATGGATTATCTTTTTCATTTCCTGTTCCCGGTCCGAAAGAATGTCTGCAATTTACTCCGCATAATCCTGATGCAGTTCCGTATCCGGTCACTGAAAAAGGTGGAAAATGCTTACTTTTTCCTGATTTTGAATAATACTGTCCCTGCCACCATAAATGATTCCCCGGATTCTCCCCGCCGTCACCTGTTCTGGCTCCAACATGAGCACTGACAAGAATTATATCCCAGTTCATTTCTTCCATGCGCTTAATGGATATGTCCCCGGTAGCCTGAGCTACACCTGTTCTGACAGAACGTGCAACTGCGGTTTCAATAGTATCTTTCCTGCCAGATGGATATGTAACTGTCACGCCATCACTCACAACATTGTTAACTGCTTCTTTGATGGCTTGTGTGTATCCAACTGCCCCAGACATTACATGATTGTACGCAAGGTCGCACTGCTCAATGTAGAGCCTTTGAGCGGCACTTGCAGTCGTCCTTGTGAAGTTCTTCCACTCGCCCATAGTCGCAAGCATATTTCGCTCCATGAGTCTTATCATAGTCGGTGACCGTTCAAACGGTACAGGGCTTAATCCTGCCGCCTTATATATCTTATTATCATAGTTCGTTGCAGTGATTCCGGCATCCTCAAACGTTTCAAGAAGTTCCTGCTGTTCACGCTTTGTGTATTTTGACAACTCTGCCAGAATATCTTCTAATAACTCACCTGATTCCTGTAATGTCCTGATGCGCCATGCATCGGCATTGGTCAGAATATAGTCCTCACCTCTGCCGATTCTTGCCATCATTCGTGATACGATTTCAGAGATGATGTAATTGTGCAGCTCTTCTGCTATCTGCTCGCTGCCCTCTGTAATCTGCCGCAAATACTCTGGACTTAACATAATTACTCATCTCCAAACAGTGTCGGTTCGTCCGGTTGTGCTTCCTCAATCATTGCCTTTGCTTCATCGGGTGTCATTCCCTCAAATTTTACGAAATACAACCATGCCGGGACCTTACCAGCAGTCACATACTGCCACCATCTCGCACGGTCGTTTTCTCTAACATAAAGGATGTCTCCAAAATCATAGTTGACTTCGTAAGCTCCGACAGGTGCAAGCCCGTACAGATCAGCATATACATTTAGAGCGTAAATGACCTGATCCAAGCAAGATTCCAACTTGTCTCGAACATCTTTAATAAACTGTACTGTTCTCTGCTGTTCTGCTTCTACTCCTGTAGCCGTCTGAATGCCGCTAGATTCGTTAAATACGAAATATCCGTTGGAGAATCCAATCTTGTACCCTAACTGGCTTAAAAGGGCATTTATGCCGTTTATACGGGTATCTGTGTTGAGAATCGGGTTGATTTCCTGGTAAAACTCTTTTTCGTCCTGCCCGAAAACGTTCTTGACAAAATGAGGTAGTTTCATTTCGTCTCTTCTGTTCTCCATGCTCTGTGGCGACATAGCAGACATTGGACTACCGCTTGGCATTAGCAATCTATCATCTGCCAGAACAATCTTCTGCGAATCGAAAATCTCTCCCACATTCCTGCTATATGCAATATCAAGGTCTTTCAGTTCCTCAATGGCTTCGGCGAAAATTGGAAGTCCTAGCGGTGTACTGATATCCACATTGTTTGCCTGTGGTGTCCGTAACACTCCGTACAGAGGTCCGTCCAGTTTCTCGCCATTTGCTTTCAGAATCGGTGGTGTGTCTGCCATAAGGTCAGCCCACTTGGTCTGTTTAAGGTCAATCTTATCGCCGATGCTCTGAGGAGATTTCGATACATAAGCCCTGTTTGATACATAATACGGATAAGCTGTCACCCCGTCCACGGTGGTCTCGATAAAGCGATGATATTCAAGACGGGTGTAATATTTCCGCCCAACAGTGTAAGAATCCTTGAATATGATTCCTTTGATTTCCTGATTATCAAAATCAACAATCATCACATCAGCCGGGGTAAATACGTCAAGACTTTCGCCGTTTGGCTTAATGAATACTGTTCCATAAGCACACCCATATTCTACCCAATGACGAATTTGGAAATACACTTTATCAATCTGCTCCTGTAGCCATGCCGCTCTTGCGGATCCGTCTATCTGGATTCCAATAGCCAGTGTTGCAAGCCTGGCAGTCTCGGAGCAGACGGATTTTGCAAAGTTGATTGTCTTGATATGATTTTTATCATCTAACCAGTCCGGCACTCCCCTGTATATGTTCGCGCATTTATTTATCAGTGCTTCCATCTCTGGAAGCTCTGCTGCCTGGATGTTAAAATCCTCTTCGGCCTGTTTCTTGAATATCATGTTAAACCACCTTTTTAGTGTTGTTATAAGTCCCATTATGCACTGTTACCTCGTCTTCTCCACAATGATTCCGAACCATACCGAACGGAATCTATCAAATGATTGTCCTTATCTGGATATCCACTGCAAATATTTCCATCTTTATCTCGTTCGTATTCGTACTTCTTGAACTCCTTGCAAGCATTTGGCGTTCTTTTTGGGTCAAATACAAGCTTTCTTCTTTGCAGCCACTTCATAGAATACTCAATACTTCCCGGTCCTTTGATTGCTCCTCTTGCTGGAAGCCCTAAATCTCTGTAATCATTGATTGATTTAGGCTCGGCAGAATCGCAAGTAATTTCGTAATCATCATACTGTCTTCGCTTTATTTCATTCGCAGTCCATTCATTTGATTTTTTGTTTTCATAGATCTCGTCAATAAAATAAATTGTTTCCCTGGCGGAATCATAATAAATTCTGGAGAATGCATATTTATCCGGATACCAGCCCCAGTCAACCCCTTGATAAATTCTATCAAAGTGGCTGATTTCTTCATCAGTAATCGTTCTTTCTTCGATATACTCGAATATATTTCCACCGTTACCATTGGCATGTCCAAGATATTCATTGTCGTAGGCATCTGGATTAACTTCTTTCAGATGTTCGGCATCCGCGAGAAATATATCACCAAGCCATTCCTGTTCGATTCCTAAATCAAGGTAAGTGCTATGCACAACCATTACATTTTTGTCTTTTTCTTCTGCTTCTGCTGTGTACTCATTTGCCCAGTTATTCTTACTCCTAGGTGGGTTGAATGATTTGAATTTATATGCTTCATTTCCACCTCGAATAGCAGACTGCTGAATATTACGGATTTCTTCCGGGTTCGAAAATTGATCTAATTCTTCAAACCAAACTATTCCGATATAACCAAACTCTGGCTTGATGGACTTAATCTTTAACGGATCATCAGCACCACGGAAATATATCTTCTGACCAGTGGGTTTATATGTGATCTCCATCGGAGAGACTTTGCAAGTAAATTCCTCATTGAGCCCCAACTTATCAATAGCCCACTTCATCTGTGCGTAAACAGAATCTTTGATCGTGTTTCCTACTTTTCTCAAAATCAGAGCGTGCATGTTCTGATTATTTTTCAACAGTTCCGGTATAATCAGAGATATAGTTGAGGATTTCATGGATCCTCGACCACCCGGAAGTATGTATTCGCTATGTTTCTTTGCCCGGATGTCTCTAATCATTTTATGGAACACGTCTGGAACAATATTCAGATCAATGTGATACTCGCCCTGCAATCTGGCTTTCTCTTCTGCTCTCTGCTGCTCTTCTTTTACCTCCTTAATGGCAAGTGTTTTTTCCAGATCATTCATGGATTTAAGCTGGTCAGAGAAATCCGGTGCAAACCCAAATGAATCCGTCAGCTCACCTCTTGCGATCATAGAGCGGCGTTGCTGGATTTCTGCCAGAGACATGATGTCAGTGCCTTTTTGCTTTTCAACTGCTGCTTGCTTTTCTGCTATATATTCAAAAACTCCACGTTTTTCCAAGATATTTTTTTTTGCATTCTTAGCAACTGCTGCTGAATATCCAGCTTTCATTGCGGCAT